CGGCTGCTAATTTTCCCGTGGCTTGGGCCTCTTCTACCGTTTTCTCAACGACAGCCTCGATGCGATCTACTTCTTCTTGAGTGGCCTGCGCCTGAGCCTGACTAGCACCCCACACCATTGCACCAGACAGGGCTGCTGCACCAATAGGCAATGCCCATGTTGGTACTTTTATTGTTCCATCACTCATTTTTGGCTCCTTATATAAATTGTGGGACTATTATACTCACCACTATTAGTCCCATGATCCACCACAACCGATTTCCAAATCGGTCTATCTTTTCATCGAGGCGGTCAAACCGCTTCGATCCATCTCTCAGGCGCTCTTCGATGCGCTCGTACCGCAAAGCACACTCTCGCTCATGCGTGTTGATTTCCTGTAAAGCCTTGTCGCCGTTGTCCAAGCCCCATTCCTCTGCAAGTGCGAGATAGCACATTATTTTTTCTTCTTAGGTGACTTTTCTAACGTCTTTTCTAGGCGCTTTGCTTGAGCAGCGTGTAGGCGGCTTGCGCCCTTAAGTTCTTTAATCATTTGGCGCTTTTGCGCCTCTGTCATAACACCCATGACTACTCCTTTGCTTTACCTACGTTTAGGGCTAACGCCTCAATTACCGGATATACCCACTTCGATAAAAACGCATCGTCCTTCGGGGTGGGCGTCACTGCACACACGGCAGACGCAATCACGGACAATGTGGTCAGTGTGCTGACAATCTCTAGTAAGCTCATTAGTGTTCCTTGAAGCCTTCGGGCAGACCTTGTGCAGTCTCAGGTTCTTCTACAGGCTTGACACCTTCAACAATGCTTTGGGTATAAGCTTGCAGCAATACGTTACGCTCTGCGATCTGTTGTTGCAGCGTAGCTATTTCACGACGGATCTCTGCAACTCTGGCAATGTGGGCCTGAGTCTCAACCTTCAGATCACCAAAGTTATATTCTTCGTCGTTAATTACGACCTTGTTTCCGTCA